ACACTCTGTTGTTATGGCTGCTGGTAACAATTCTATTGCCAAAGCTAAGATAGGAAGTTGGATAACACTTTCAGAATGGAATTGCATTAATGGAGTCTGGATTCCTATCTGTGTAAAAACAGAGAAGGTAGATGGCGAACGTATCAAGGCTGATACATTCTATAAACTGGTTGACGGTGAATTTAAGGAAGTTGAGGAATAGTATGGAAAAGAAAGATTTAACAGAAGAGTATCTTATTAAGGCAAAAGAAAATGCCATCTACTTCAAAGATGGCAACTTCCCTAATATGCCTTTGTATCAAGAAAACGACATCAAAGCAGCTTTCAACGCAGGGCGTGAGAGCGTGGTGGAGAATATGCCAGAGTTGAAGTGGAAAAGAGTTCACAAAGATGAACCATACCTTGCCGTAACAGTTTTTAACTGGTTCTACAGGATAGAATATGTTTATAACGAATTTCATTTATTCTGTAATGGCTATTTTATCAGTTGTTATATCTCACTTTCAGATGCCAAGCAGTCAGCTAACGAACACTATAAGAAACAAATTAAACACGCATTGGGGTTATGACAATATTAGAGTTACAGAAGAAACTTCAAGAAATGTACGAAAAGTACGGAGATATTGAAGTAGCTATTCAAAACGGAGACGATGGCGGAGACTACTGCGGTCAAAGAAATATTGAAAATGTAGAATTTGAGGGAGAATACCCTAACGAAATGGTTATTCTATCGTAAAAAAGATAAGTTATGGACAGAGAAAAAGAAATAAGTAATGCTGCGTCTGAATATACTGAAAATTATGGTTGTTTTAATTGCGACCTTGGTGATGTTGAATGCGGATTTATTGATGGCGCAAAGTGGGCAGACGAGCATCCTGCAAACCTTTGGCACAAGAATATAGATGGCGATTTACCTAAGAAAAGTGGACGCTATTTAGTAATGGCGCAGAACGGGTTTTGCCATACTTGTAAATATAAAGCTGATAGTAGGTATTGGGACACAGTTGGCTACCAAAGCGATATTGCTTATTGGATGGAAATACCCGAGTTACCAACAGAGTAAAAGGAACAATTATAGTTAAGAAACTAATTTGCAAGTTGTTTACCTATCTAAAAGCTACTGTTTGTCCATCAGTTATGATATATCTTTTAATAGCGTATTTTAATTGGGATATGTATTGGGTAGAGAAACAAAGCAATGTTTTTAGTAGAATTGCTTTTGTAGTTATCCTATCGCTTGTTAGGTGGGTATATGACGAAAAGGCAGAGGAAAAATAATTAAATTCCTTGTTGCTTTCTGGTGGGGGTGTAGCAGTGATGTTGCACCCCCATTTTTGCATGATAGTTTGCAAAGAGAGCTATGCGGATAAAGAGAACTTTCTTTTTATCTGTAATTACTTGATATTTATAAAGATTTTCATTATCTTTGTAACGTAATTTACTTTATATTTATAAAGATTTTAATATATGGCTGAAAAGATAACGGAAACCAATATCGATTCCTTAAAGCAGGATGATAAAAACTTCAATAAAGGCACGAAGAGAGGTGCTATAATGATGAAGCACAGTATCGAGACTTTGGGGCTTGGTCGGTCAATCCTTCTGGATAAGGATAACAATATAATTGCTGGTAACAAGACGCAGGAAACGGCAAAGGAGCTGGGCATAAATGACGTTGTTATCGTTGAGACGGACGGAACAAAGGTTATTGCTGTAAAGCGTACTGATTTATCCTTGAATTCAGAGAAAGGTCGAGAAATGGCTTTGGCTGACAATAAAACAGCACAAGAGAATATAGACCTCGACTATGTGAAGATGAAGGAGGAACTCGACAAAGAGGTGTTAGAGGTCTATAATGTCAAGGAGCCTTTGAAGAGTAAGACGGAAGAGTTAAGTAAGTTGCAATATAACTCGTGTTACTATGAGCCAAAAGAAAAGCCTACGTTAAAGCTGGAGGAGTGTGTGAACTTGGATAAGTTCAATGCGAAGTTGCAGGCTCTGAAAGAATACGACTTAACAGATAAGCAAAGGGAGGTTCTGAAATTCTTTGCTTATCGTTTCATAAAGATAGATTTTGAAAGTGTGGCTAATTACTATGCGTTCAATGCCACGGAGGAAGAGAAGAAGGCTATAGAGCGTTTGCGGTTGGTTCTGGTGGATAATGGAGAACAGGGCTTTATTGAGGACGAAATGTTACGAATACTCAATGCAGAGGTTATTGAAGAAATGGAGGGCGAAGGATGATAGATGTATTTATACCGTCATACCACAGAGCGGATAATCTGAAAACAGTTAGGTATCTGGAAAAGATAGACTACGATATGCAGCATGTTTACGTTTTTGTGGATGATGAGGCAGACGATAGAGAGAGGTACAAGGCGGTAGCGAAGCAGTACGGCTTTCATCTGGTGGTCTTTGATATGACAGAGGCACGAAAGAGGTTCGACTATGTGCATCGAGCGAGCGTTTCCAGACGAAGTGCTGGACAGGCTCGTAATATGTTTCAGGACTACGCGAAGAAAAAAGGTATCGAGCAGTATGTTGTGATGGATGATGACACCAAAGACTTTCAGTTTCGTGTCAAGGGGGTATGGGTACATAACGCCTCTGGAGAGACGGTAAAGAAAACGTTTGATATGGTGGCAGCGATGATGAGGCGGTATCGAATAGGCTTGTTTGGAGTGTCGCAAACAGGAGACTTCTACGGAGGTATGTACCTGGCGATGATGAGGCGGAAAGTTATGAACGTAACGTTTTATGATACAAGGTTTATCTATCGCGGAGAAAGAGGCGTGCAAGACGATGATACCTCGCAATTCGCAGGAGTGCTTAATGAAGGCTTGTTTACTGGGTCGCTTGCTGATGGTATAACCTTACAGCAAACTATATCCGCCACAGCCAAAGGAGGCTTAACGGATTTATATAACGAGTGCAAGCTATATAACAAGGCTATGGTTACGCCTATTCAATACCCATCTGCCATAAGAGCAGAAAGACAGGTAATGAATGGAAACAGAATACACCACAGGATTGATTATAAGTATCTCGCTCCAAGACTAATGAAGGGAGAGCGTAATAATATAGCTTGGGATACCTATCCAGAGGATTATCCATTTACAAATGAGCCGAAGAGAGATAAAGGGATTGTTTAACGAATTTTACGACTAAAAAGATGTACAAGGAGAAGGATAAGAAAAAGATATACGAGCAGGCTAAGAACGTTATAGAAGGTGATGATAATATATTGTTTCTCGATGATGTGGTAGCTGAACTTCCTATATCGAAACCTACATTTTATAGTTGGTGGCCGAAAGGTTCTGACAAGTATAACGAATTGTTGTCGCTGATAAATACTAACAGGGTAAAGGTTAAGCGATACATTCGTTTGAAGTTGCGTATAAGCGGTAAGGCTGCCGAGTTGTTAAGTCTATATAGAATGATATGCACAGAAGAGGAAAGAAGGGCTATTAATCAAAACTATATAGATGTTAAGGCTGATGTCGATAATAAGATACAGATAGGGTTTATCGATACAGGTGTAGAGCCTGTTAGCGATGAAAGCGAGGTCGATGTATGATAATGCCGTTTAAGGTTATAGGGCCATTGTTTCGAGCGAACACAGAAAAGACTGCAAGAGTGTATATTAATCAGGGGGGCACGTCTTCTGGAAAGACATACACGATTATGCAGGTACTTCTTTATGTTGCGTTGCTGGAGGCTGGTAGTATAACGACGGTAGTAGGTCAAGACTTACCGAACTTAAAGGTAGGTGCACTTCGTGATGCAAAGACGATATTAGCTGGATCGGACTGGCTGGCTGGTTACTTTGATATGCACGAGAGCGGACATTACTTGCAATGTAGGAATGGTTCTGTAATTGAATTTAAGAGTTACAAGGACGAGCAAGACGCAAAGAACGGTAAACGTGACTATCTATTCGTTAACGAGGCGAATGGTATAGGCTATGAGATATACTGGCAGTTGGCTATTCGTACACGTAAGAAGATATGGATAGACTATAACCCTTCGGAGAGGTTCTGGGCGCATAACGAAGTGAAAGGGCGTGAAGGTGTGAAGATGATTATCTCAGACCACAGAGGGAACCCGTTCTTGACAAAGGAGGAGCACGAGCGTATCGAGGGTATTGAGGACAAAGAACTATGGAAGGTGTATGCACGTGGTCTAACTGGTAAGCTATCAGGGGTTATCTTTCCTAACTTCCGTATCGTTGACAGACTGCCAGAGCGTGAGAGCTGGAAGATGCAGGGTTATGGGTTGGACTTTGGTTTCACGAACGATCCAACGGCTTTGGTACATTGTGTAATTGCGCACGGTGAGTTGTGGACGGATGGAGTAATTTACGAAACGGGGTTAACGAATCCTATGATAGCAGAGAAGGCAAAAGAGAACGGAATAACACGTAAGGACTTGATTATAGCTGATAGCGCAGAGCCAAAGAGTATTGCAGAATTGACGGCAGCAGGTCTGTGGGTTGTTCCTACCGCTAAGGGAAAGGACAGTATCAGCGTAGGTATTGACATCCTCCACCGCTATAGATGGAACGTTACAAGGCGTTCGTCTGGACTAATTGAGGAATTGCAAAGCTACAAGTGGAAAGAGGACCGAGACGGCAAGAAGACAAACACGCCTATCGATTGCTTCAACCACGCCATCGATGCAACGAGATACTTTGCCTTGATGAGGCTTAACGTAAGGCGCAGCGGTACAGCAAGAGCGCATTATAATACACTTGGGTAATATGAAGAAAAATATAACATTTGGCAGCTGGCTGATATTATCAGCATTCAGCAAAGACACGGAGAGGTTAAGACTAAGTAAGATGTCAAGACCGCAGAAGGTGGGCGATGTTACCACGCCTTGCAGTCTTGATGATATGACTATCGGGCAGATGGTGCAGCTGTCGACATTACAGACAGACGGAGAAATGTTTTACAAGGTCTGCGAAGTGCTGCTGAATATGAAGCCAGAAGTTGTGAACGTGTGTAAGGCTACGGAGGTTGTTTCTTTCGTTGGCTGGGTGTACGGTCGTATTGAGAAGATAAATGCGCTATTCGACAAGGCAAAGCGCAAACCGACAGACAAGGAGATAAGAGCAGGAATAAACAAGCTTCAGTTCGGTATCTTCGGTATGATTGATTGGTACGCCTTACGTATGGGCATCACAGATCACGAGGAGGTTATGCGTGTGCCATGGATGCGAGTGTATCAGTGTTTAAGCATGGATAATCAGAAGCAAGAGTTTGAGAAACGTTTATCAGAAGTATATAACGATGAGCATAGAAGATAAGATTAGAGAGATAGCCAAAGAGAAGTTCGAGGGGTTCTCGTACGTATTCGAGGATTGGAATGGAGCTGCTGAGGTAGTCGACAGAGTAGACCTACCAGCAATTATATGTATCTTACCAATCGGTGGGTATCTCGACATGACAAGGGGCAAGGTAAAGGATAGCGAGGACATCATCCTTGCTTTTGTCGACAAGGTACAGCGCGACGCTAATGGAAATGACAATGAGCAGGTATACACCAAGATGAAGGGTGTAGCTGCTCGTTTCCTCTCTGAGATGAACGCAAGCCGTTTCTTTGAGCCTATCGGAGGAAAGGTGCGCTATACTACTATCTTAGAGCAAGCAAGCGCATATATAACAGGCGTATCGGTAGAGTTGACAGTTAAGGAGTTGCAGGGAGGTTGCGTATGATACAGGAGGCGGCAAGCATTGTCCTTAGAGAGGAACTCGAGAGGGTAAAGCAGGAGATAATAAAAAATCATATTGCAGCTGGTCAGCGTGCAAGCGGTAGGACGGCTGCGAGTTTAAGAGTTGAGGCTAACGAAACGGAAGGCACTCTTTGGGGTCGCTCTCCTTTTGGAACTCTCGAAACTGGTAGACAAGCAGGGAAAGTTCCTGCAAACTTCCGCCTTATCATTCGTCAGTGGATGCAAGATAAGGGTATCAAGGCACGACCTATGCCGTACAAGACAAATAGACCGCACAAGTACACGGCAGAGGAGCGTGGAGAGTTATCACTTGCGTTTCTCATCGCACGGAAGATTGAGCGAGAAGGTACAAGCCTTTTCCGTAAGGGAGGACGAAACGATATATACACGAATGTTATACCATTGGCAAAGGAGCGAATACTGATGCGCATCACAAGCCTTCTAAAGACCGAGATTAAGAACATTAAGCTAACCAATATTGACGTATGAGAACAGAAAGTAAGAGCAATATAACACTAACCTATCCCGATGAGATAGGCTTTGCCTTTAATCCGTGTATCGTAAAGATAGATGGTGACAAGGTGACAAGGGCAATCATTAAGATGGAAGCAAGCGGAAGTGGGTCAGACGTAGTTATGTTCGATGCCTTCCGTGGAAGGATGTACGGTGACGTAAGGGAGTACATACAAACCTTTTTCGACGCTGTTCCTTTTGGCAAGGTTAACTATTCGGAAGCCGAGCGCACAGAACTTGGGAAAAGGGTATCGTTTGAGGTCGTAGTGTCTGTCAGTGGTAGCGATGATGTTACTTTCTCATTCTCTGTGTTCTATGTATGGGGTGCGCTTAAGATAGGAGGTGTAGAGCGTTATAACGGCTTTCGCAGACTTAAATGGTTTAAGGGCTATCCTTTTACATTCGGAGTATATGCAGCAGGTGGCAGTTCTATCCTCTTAGGCAGAGACGGTGCGCCAGAGAAGTTTATCAGCCTATCAGACCAGGGCGTTTGGAATATTCCACTGAAAGAAAGTGAACACACGGCTAAGAACTTCTACCTAATCAGTGACAGCACAGGAGGACTGCGAGAGGTTAACTTTGACAGAACATTTGATTTAACCTTCCGTTTCCAATATGTAGGTGATGGAAAGAAAACGGATAAGGTGCGTATTGATATTGTAGACGGCTACGACGAGGGTTATTACTTGCGGTGGATAAACAGACATGGCTTCTATTGCTACTATCTGTTTAAGGCTGGCGAGCAAAGCAGAAAGGTGTCAAGCGATAGTGCTTTCTTGCGCAATAACCTACTCTCTTATGATATGACATACGGATATGAGGGCGGTGCAGGTCGTATGCAGTCAATGAAACGTGAGGATAGCCTGCCTATCTGTGCGCCGCTGGTGGATAGTGAAACATGGGATATGCTGTTTGATGTCACGACAAGCCCTATCGTGGATATGTTTGCAGGCTATGAGGGCGGTGTGCCTAAGTGGGTATCGGTAAATGTTGTAGCAGCGTCATATACGAAGGGTGGTGCACCCCTGCAAGACTTTATATGTACTATTGCCCTTCCAGAGGTTGAGATACAAAAGTTATAAGCGATGAAGAACGAAAGATTATATATCGACGGTGAGCTGGTAGATATTGACAGCGGTACACAAATCACGATGTCAATTAAAAGTAATCTGTTCCGTGATGTGTCTAAGATTGTATCTAATAGCACGTACACGGTGAAGCTACCTAAGACAGTACGCAATCAGAAGATACTCTTGCACGTTGACTTAGTGCAGAACACAAGCATCTACACTTATAGATTGCATAAGGCACGCTATTTCCGCAATGGTGTGGAGTTAATCAAGGACGGACGTGTTAGCGTGTTACAAGTCACAGACGAAGCCATAGAGGTATCTATCGTGTGGGGGTTGTTCTCACAGTTTAGCAGTCTAATAAGTAAGGGAACGGCATTAAACGACCTTAAGAGCAACGATAAGATACTTTACAATCTTGCTAATGAGGTTAATCGGTTCGAGGATGTAAAAGAAAAGCCGTACTTCTACGCAGGTTATAACGTGTGGAAATACGAGGATGAGGAGGATATGACATGGCGCACTGACTCGGGCATGATATCACCAGGTAACAATAGGGAGAGACAAAAGGAAACATGGTTTGAATATGCGATGAGATTTAAGGGGGAATATTCTTCAGACAAAAAAGGCGTGCCTTACCTTCACCCTGTAGTACGTGTTCCATATGTGCTATCTCTCATCAAGTCACAGACGGGTATAGATTTTCAGTTTCACGAGGAAGCGAAAGAGTATATCAGTACACTTGTTTTACCTCTCATCAATCGTAAGTCTAACGATTTAACCTCAGAAGGTGCATTCGGAGCAACGTTTGAGCCTATATCTATGCAGTCGGGACAGATGTCATTTAATGTGACAGACGAGAGTAGCGTGTTAAGTGGTAAGAGAGGAGATAAAGTAACATCTATTGCTGTGACTACTGATGCTACATTGATATTCGACATAAAGGCTGAATGGTCTTTTGAACTTGGCGGTAAAGTTAAGCCTGTCGGACATAGTGGTGGTATCGGAGGAGACACAGAGCGGTTTAACTTCCAAAGGGGCTGTATGTTGCGAATGACGATAACAAAGGGAGCAGAACACGAAACATACGACATGGGTAACGAAAGAGAGCCGTTCTCCGTCACCGTGCCACGAGATTACAGAGGTGTGTGTCGATTCACCAATAGCGGATACGGAAAGATTGAGGTAGTTAAAGGAAGTACCATTACTTTCGAATGGATAGACGTAACACACTTTCCTTCTATGCAGGTTATAGGCGGAACGATTAAGGCAACACTATCTAAGGGTGAGAATGTCCCTGATGGTGGTTACTTTCCTATCGCTTATAATCTTCCAAAGATAAAGGTCATTGACTTTGTAAAGTTCCTAACTGCTATTACAGGGTCTTTCCCATTACAGATAACGGAAGATGGTATCGTTAGACTTGTGCCACTCTCTACGATATGGAGGCGTAGGGATGAGGCTGTCGACTGGACGAGCAAGATAATAGCGTCTACAAGAGAGAATAAGCCGTCAGAACTTAACTATAAGGTTGAGGACTACGGACAACATAACCGATACAAGTGGAAGGAAGATGACACGGTGAAAGGTCATTATGATGGTGACTTGCGAATCGATAACGAAACGCTTGATGTTGAGAAGATGATGTATGAGTTTCCTTTTGCTGCCACTGATGGAGACACCGTGCCTATGTACAAGATTGAAAAGGCAAAGAAAAGTGGCGAAGGCTCGCCATTCAGCGGGAACAGAGGAGAAGACAAGAACGAAATCACAAAGACGAAAGAGCCGCCTTATAGTGCTTGTAAGGATAGGATATTGCGATTACGTGAGGATGGTAATGGTTTCGCTGTCGCTTTCTTCGATATTAATATGCAGGACATCTTGGATGATAAGTATCGTGATATGATACGCACATTACAGCAGCCGAAGATGATCAAGGAGAAAGTGAAGATGCGAGACTTGGAGATATTGCGGTTTGACGAAACACGACCTATATATCTTGCGCAGTATGGAGCGTATTTCGCAGCCACTGAGATAAGGGCAACAAATAGCGACACGGCAGAGGTTACGATGCTACAATTAACGTTTGAATAAAGGAGATAAGACTATGACAAGGACAGATGAGGAACAGATACTGGGTATCAAGGTAAGGTATGAAGATGCAATCTACGGCATCATGCAATACAAGGAAAAACTTGCAGACCTTTCGGCGGCACAGAAGCAATTAAAAAAAGACTTCGAGGACGGAAAGGTAGGCGGAGAGGAGTTTAAAACTACTATTGCCGCTATGGACGAGCAATCAAAGGCACATAAGGCTACTATTAGAGAGCTGTCTAAGGAGGTGCAAAACAACATCAAGGTAGAGCGTGATCAAGAAGGATCGTTAAAATCTCTACGTGCGCAGTTAAGCAATGCTACAAGGGATTATGATGCAATGTCAAAGGCAGAGCGGAATAGCGCAAAGGGGCAGGAACTCAAGAAGCATATTAACGAGATTACTAACGAGCTAAAGGAAGCCGAAGAAGGTACACAGAGGTTCTATCGTAATGTCGGTAACTACGAGGAGGCTATTAAGTCCGCTCTTGGCGTGAATAGTAACTTTGCAAACTCTATCATGCAGATGTCCTCAGGCGGTAAAGGCTTGTCAGGCATCTTTGATGGTGCTATCGGTAGCGCAAAGGCGTTTGGGTCAACATTGATGGGTTTCATGACAAACCCAGTATTCCTTTCTCTTGCAGGCATTGCAGGAGCAGGAGTAGCGTTTAAGTGGTTCTTCGACTACAATAAAGGCATTGAGGAAAGCACACGATTAACAAAGGAGTTTCTCGGACTAACGGGTGACAACCTTAAGGCTATGCGTGACGAGATACAAGCCACAGCAGACACCTATGGCAAAGACTATAAGGAGGTGCTCGAGGCCGTTGATGTGCTTACTTCGCAATACGGCTATGATGCAGGGCAGGCATTAAAGATTGTCAACGAGGGTTTCCAGAGTGGTGCAGACCTCAACGGCGATATGATTGCTAAGATTAAGCAGTATGCGCCAGCTTTCCACGATGCCAGCATAGGAGGAAAGGAACTTGTTGCTACTATTCAGCAGACTCGAAGCGGTATCTTCTCTGATGATGGTCTTGCGCTGATACAGATGGGTAGCAAGAAGATACGTGAGATGTCGGACAAGACAGCGGAAGCACTTGAGGGTATCGGTATCAGTTCGAAGAAGGTGCAGCAGGATTTGGTTAACGGCTCAATGTCTACGATGGACGTTATAAAGATGGTCAGCACCAAGCTAAAGGAAGTACCACAGAACTCTAAGGAGGTAGGAGAGGTTCTCAAGGATGTGTTCGGTAAGCAGGGTGCGAACGCTGGCTTGAAGATGATAGAGCAACTCGACACGATGAATGTAGACCTCGAGAAGCTGAAAGATACCACGGGCGAGTACGGAAAGAGTATGGATGAACAAAGAGAGGCTAACGAGGAATTGAATAAGACCTTAGCGGCAATGTTTGATATGTCGGATAAAGGTTTTGGAGAGATGCTGATACAAGTTAAGACGTTGACAATACAAGGCATAACGAAACTACTCAAGGGCGTTATCGAGGTGATTAATTACTTCATAGACCTATATAACGAGAGTATGCTTGTGCGTGCTGGCGTGCAGGCTATCGTGGTAAACTTCAAGAGTGCTTGGAACGTCATAAAATTAGTGTTCAATCTCATTATAGATAGTGCGAAGAGTGCAGGAAGACAGCTAAAGGGACTTGCGCAGATAGTAGAGGGTATCGTAACACTTTCGTTCGATAAGATTAAAGAGGGTTTTTCTACGATTGGCGGTAGCTTCGTAAAGACGTTCAAAGAGGGGTTTGGCGATATTAAGGCTTTCGGAAAGGAACAAGCTAACACCTATCTCGACGCTTTCAATAGTACGATAAAGAATAAGAAGGTTGCGCATATCGACTTGTCGAAGTACTCTGGAGAAGATAAGCAGCCAGACCACATGAACACCAATGGTTCAAGTGAATGGAAAGGCAAAGGCGATGGAGGAAAGAAAAAGAAAGAAAAGAAAGCCAAAAGCAATAAGGCAAAGGGCATGACAGCCGAGCAGATGGCAAAGAAAGAGATGGACGAGATACGTAAGGCGGAAGACCTGCTCGCACAACTCGTTGAACAGACAGCCGAGCAGAGAAGAAAAGCTATCGCTGTTCAATATGATAGACAGATAGAGGACTTAAAGGTACGGCTTGCGACCGAGAAGGGGTTAACAGCAACCGCTAAGAAGGCTATCACTTCTCAGATACTTGCACTTGAAGAAATCAAGGAGAAGAAGCTAAGTGAGTTTGATTTAACCGTTAAGGACGAGGCTATCAAGCGAGAGCAGACGTATATCCAGAATATGCTCTCTTCTATCGAGAAAGGCTCTAAGGAAGAGTACGACTTAAAGGTTAAGAACATCGAGAATGCTCGACAGTTAGAGATTGACGCTATCAAGCAGATGGTACTCACAGAGGAGGAGAAGGCAAAGCAGCTTAAAGCCGTTAATGCTAAGTACTACAAGGAGGAGGAAGAGGCGCATAAGGAGTATAACAATAAAGTTCTTGACGAGCAGAAGAAAGCTATTGAAGACCGCTATAAGGCTAAGATATTAGAAGCGGAGATTAGCGGCATGGAGAGCGGACAAAGCTCAGAACTCGAAGTGTTACAGCTACAAGCGGATGAAAAGCAGGCTTTACTTGAATCAGCACAGCAGAGAGAAGGCGAGACGATAGAAGCGTTTAATCTGCGTAAGTTGGAAATGCAAAAGGATTACCTCTCATCAAAAAAGGCACTTGAAAAGAAAGAGGTTGATATGGGCAACGAGAAATGGGAAGCAATAGCATCAGCAGCAGGAGCAGGAAGTCAGCTATTAGACGAATTAGGCGAACATAGCAAGGCTCTAACAAAAGCGTCGAAGGTACTTGCGCTTGCACAGATAGCGATTAACACAGGTGTTGCCATTTCTGCAGGTATCAAACAATCGCAAGAAGCTGGACCATTCCCAGCCAACCTTGCAGCTATTGCCGCGACTGTTGCCACTATTCTGTCTGGTATCACATCAGCGATTAGGACAGTGAAGTCTGCCAAGTTCGCACGTGGTGGCGACGTAGTAGGACCAGGCACAGATACGAGCGATAGCATACCAGCGCATCTCTCTAATGGCGAGAGTGTACTAACAGCACCAGCGACAAGGATGTTTGCCCCTGCCCTATCAGCGTTTAATCAGATTGGCGGCGGTGTGCCTATCATGGGACAAGGCGGAAACTCACAGCAGATTGGCGAGGAGTTCTTGGCGAGAGCCGTTGCGAGAGGTATGGCGATGATGCCACGCCCAGTGGTAAGCGTGGAAGAGATTAACAGCACTAATAATAGAGTTGAGGTAATAGAAAGATTAGCAACGATAAAATAAAAGACAATACTATGACGCAATTTGAGTTGATGAGGACAGCAGAAAGTCTGCTACGAGTGATGAACGACAATAATGTCGACGTATCGGATATTAAGTATATGAAGATGTATGACGATTATGTACGACTAAAAGAAGAAGGTCACAAGGTCGGATATATCGTGTACTATCTCAGTGAACAGTACGGATGCGGAGAAACGACCGTGTACCGAGTAGTTAAGAGAATGGAGAAGCGAATAGTTTAAGTTGTGTTTCATGCGATTGTGTGAGGGTGGCTGCCTGCGAAGGTGGTCGCCCTTCTTTTTTATTCCTTTCACGCTGTGAAAGTGGAGAACGAACCCTTGTAAAGGTTTTCTTTATTTTTATAAAGTACCTTTGTAACATAACTAATAACGAATATGGCAGTATTAAAGATTTTCAATGATATACAAACCGAGAACGAAAAGAATAATAGTAAGTTTTTCGGTGAGGCAGAAGGCATCTGTTATAAGGACGTGGATGAGTTCTGCGAGCAGATACCAGAGGACGATAATAAAATCGATGTACGCTTACATTGTAATGGTGGTTCATGTACAGAGGGTTGGGCGATTTACGACCGCTTACGTGCCACTGGTAAGGAGATAACTTGCACGGTAGAGGGTAACGCTGCATCAATGGCAACGGTTATCCTAATGGCAGCACCGAAGGAACGCCGTAAGGCTTATGCAAGTGCAGAGATATGCGTACATAATCCATGGATATCAAGTTGGGGACTTTCGGATATTGTTACAGCCGATGACTTGGATAAGGCGGCTAAGGACTTGCGAGATATACAAGAGAAGATGCTCAACCTATATGTAGAGCGTTGCGAGTGTGACAAGGACGAGATGCAGGCACTTATGAATGAAGATAAGTATATCGGTGTTAACGAGGCTATGCGTCTCGGATTGATTGGTGAGATAATTGCGCCAGCTTCAGCCAAGAAGCAAGGTGCCGTGTTTAACAATAAAACAAAAAGTAAAATGGCAAAGAAAGAGGAGAAAGTAGAGGTTAAAGCCTCTCTGATTGACCGTGCGCTGGCGAAGCTGGGTATCAAGAACCTTGATGAGCTTGCAAAGGGTATGGACTTATCCACAAGTGACGGGCAGATGCTCACTGTAGAGCGTGAAGAAGGTGAGCCTCAGGTAGGTGACAAGGCAAGCCCTGATGGCGAGTTCTTGATGCCTGATGGCAAGACTATTGTAGTCGCTGATGGTGTCATTACCGACATCAAGACAGATGCACAAGGTAACAAGGGTGAAGGCGGTGACGAGAACACCGATCGAATCGAGGAGTTGGAGAATGAAATCGAGGACTTGAAGAAGCATATTGAGGAGCTGACACAAGCTAAGAAAGATGCGGAAGCAAAGGCTAAGACTACCGACGAGTTGCGCATCCTTAACGCTGTTAAGATGGCAGGCGGCGAAAAGGCTCTCAGTCAGATTACATCTAACTACAAGCCACAGCAGCGCAAGCCAGAGGGTAAGAACGCCCAAGCGAAAGCAGATGAACACAAGTCTGCTATGCGTGCGGAGATTGAGGCACGACGGAACGGAACGTTCAAAAAGAAGTAAAACAAAGAGTGTATAACTAAAAGATTATAAGGAAATGACAAAGTTTTTGGAAAACATCACATTCAATAATGAGGATGTAAGAGATTTGAAAGAACTCATCCCTATGACCATTGAGCAGGATGAGGACTTCCAGCGATTCACCAAGCTTATGAAGGTTCACAACGGCGACCCACTCGCCCTTATCGGTGAGATTAACGATATCGGTGTTAAGGGTGCGGGCTGTAACCCTACCTACAAGGAGATTGGTGTCAAGAACTCTCAGAAGCGTTGGGAACTCGGAGACTGGAGTACACCTATCAAGGTATGTTATGAGGACTTCAAGGGTACTGTGGGTGAGTATTACCTCAAGGGTGGTACTGACATTCAGGACTTGACAAGCACGGAGATTATGAACGAGATTCTCCGCCCACGTCTTGAGCGTATGTTGAAGCGTCTTATCTGGCGTTATGGCTGGTTTGGCGACAAGGACGCAAAGGATATCGCGGGCGGTGGTGTTCTGACAACTGGAACAAACGTGGAGTTGTTCAACGTTACCGATGGTTTGTGGAAGAAAATCTTTGCAATCTGTACAGCTAAGGAAGCACAGCTAACAGCTATCGAAGCTAACAAGAAGACTTCTTACGCAGACCAGAAGGCAGCTATCCTCAAGGAAGGTGTTGCGACTGGCATTATCGACGCTATGCGTATGAATGCTGATGCTCGTATCACTGGAGATAGCGAGGCTGTCATCATGCTCTCACGTGGTCTTGCTGATGCTCTTGCGTATGACGTGAAGAGAACCTACAAGCAGATTATGCCTTGGAATACTATCTTCGACGGTCTCGACATTGCCGAGTATGACGGTGTGAAGGTCGCACGTGTGAACGTTTGGGATAGCATTATCAACAGCTACGAGAACACTGGTACTAAGTGGAATAAGCCATACCGTGCGGTATATGCTAACATCAATCAGTTACGTGTTGCTACTGATGCAGATGGTCTGCTGAGTAACCTTGATATCTTCTTTGACAAGAAGGAGCGTAGCAACTTCATTTACGCTGCTGGTCGTATCGGTACAAACGTCGTTGAGGACGATATGATTCACGCAGCTTACTAATAGGAGGACAGAATTATGGCAGGAATTTGTGAATCAATCATCGCCAAGAGTATTGAGGCGAACTGTGAGAACCCCTTAGTAAAGGGAATGGAGGCTGATGGTGTTATCATCAATCGTAATGATATTGACTTTTCACAGTCAGTATTCGACACGGACAACAAGAACGTCATCAAGCAGCTTATCTTGAAGACAGGCAAGAAGGGTTATTCTGTCGTTCAGATGGGAGCAACACCTTATACAGGCTTGAAGACTTCCCTTGCAACAGGTAAGTATCGTAATACATTCAATAACGAAATCCCTATTGCGGTGCTTGACAACAGTCCAGAGGTGGCACAAAACATTATTGATGGACTTGCTAATGGTACATTCGTTCTTGTGTTGCGTAATGCTCACAAGGGCGAGAATGGCAAGGCAGAATATCAGGTGTACGGCTACTATCAGGGCTTGCACTCTACGGAAATCGTGAACGAGAAGTATAGCGACGACACAGATGGCGGTTGGCTTGTCACTCTCAAGGAAGAGAATGCGCCTAAATCTGCGCTGTTCTACTTTAATACGGATGCCAAAACTACTGAAACACAGTACAAGGCATTACTTACCGAAACTCACGCATGACAGTAGAAGAAGCATATACAAAGATTGAGGAACTGAAGGGGCGTTACGATAGTCCCTTCAGCAACTCTGACAAAGAGAGTATAGAAGAACTCTATTACGAGGTACTTAGTAAGACCTTTGTACCGACATCATGCCAGCAGTGCTATCATGATGCTCTGATAGAGGTTTATGTTTATCTTAAGAAGAACGGAAAGATGGCTGAAAAATGTAATTATAGATTGAAGGCAGGTGCTATTATCTGCTGCCCTAACTTCAACAATGGAGAAGTATATTCTAATGACAATCTCACAGATGAGGTTGCATCTGCATATTTAGAGCAGTACCCTGAGCAGGTAGAGTTATTCCAGCAGTTACCTTCTGAGGGTGACAACACCAACGACGATGGTAGCGTGACAGAGAACGAGGGCGACAACACCAAGAAGAAAGGTAAGTAATCAATAGGAAGAGCGAAGATGAACGTAAAAACGGCAAAAAAGCCAGACACACGTGTAGAGGTTAAGTACAAACAGAACTTTCACCTACAGAGCTACGGAGACGATAATCTCTATCCACAGAACTTGATGGCTATCACAAGCGCATCAGGAACAGCACAGCTATGTCTTGACAGATACAAGAAGTTTATTGAGGGTTTCGGCTTCAATGATGAAAATCTGTCTGCGTGGAAGGTGAACAGATATGGTGATACTATGGACGATATGCTTCGACAGGTGTCTGATGACGTTGCACGCTTCGGAGGCTTCGCTCTTCATATTAACTACAATGTTCTTGGTCAGGTGGCAGAGGTTAACTTCATGCCATTTGAGCAGTGCAGATTAGAGGAGACGGACGATGCTGGCGTGGTATCACATATCTTGCAGCACGTCGATTGGAAGGGAAAGAGAACGAAGAACGGAAAGACAGAGTATCTTGATGATAAGCATATCAAGAAGTTTAATGTGTTCAATCCCGATCCTATTGTCGTGATGAAAGAGATTGAAAACTGCGGAGGAATTGACTGCTATAACGGTCAGGTGTTATGGGTATCAACGGATGGAAAGTACCAATACCCTACGCCAATATATGATGCTGCTATTACAGAGATTAGCACCGATGAGGGCTTAGGCAACATAAAGTACCGAAACGTTCGTAACAACTTCCTTGTAGCTTGTATGCTTGTCGCTAAGAAGGGAACACATATTGACGAAAACGGCAATACAGAGGAACGTCAGATGATTAGCGATGAGGACTTGACAGCATTTCAGGGAGACACTCGAGGCTCTAAGATACTCTATATAGAGTTAGAGAATAACGAGGATAAACCAGAGGTTGTTCCGTTCCCGACAAGGAACTTCGATAAAGAGTTTGCAACGACAGATGAGAGTGTCGTAGAGCGCATTTACGCACAATTCCATCAAGAGTTATTCTACTCTATCCGTATCGGCAAACTCGGTTTCTCTGGTAATGTGATGCAAGATGCCTACGGATATTATGCAGGTGAGGTCACAAACGAGCAACGCTTTATCGAGCGTGTGTTTAATAGCGTTTTCGCTCATTGGTTCGATAAGACTATGCCGCAGAACTTCTCAATTCGTCCGCTGAAATATGTAGCAGCGGAGAGTAACAATAAGAGTAATGGAGAGTAAACACATTCTTTCGGTTGAGCGATTCAAGGAACTTGCAAGACCGACATCTAAGCATATCGACGAGGGCGATGTAATGACATTCGTCAGAGAGTGCGAGGAGATAAAGATTATACCTGCTATTGGCTTAGAGCGTTTTAAGGAAATGATTAATGCCCCAGAGGATAGTAGGAATAAAATTCTGCTTGAAGGAGGAGAATATAACGATAAGTGCGGTAAGTTGAAACGATGTGTAGGCTTACAGACTACCGTAGCATATTTCGTCTACGCTCACATGGTGATGGTAGATGGAGGTATGTTAACACGTACAGGCTTAATGCAGCATAACGATAGTTACGCAAGTAGAGAGAATGATAAGAACAGAGTACGCTTATATGATGATGCTATGAACGCAGCAGAAACATACTTAAGCAGTTGTTTAGCCTATATCAAGGCAACAGAGAAAGAAGATATAAACCCTGTAAGGGGTACAAGAATAAGGTTTCATGCTATAGGAGAATAAATTAAATGTCTAAGGTTGAAGAATTACGCCAGCTGGCGAGAGTGATAAAAAATGAGACTGCTATCGGTGGTAACACTGCCGAGCGTGTCGGTAGTGCCTTCGAGGGTGTCGCAGATGCTATCGAGGGTATCGATCAGATTAATGAGATGGAAAAGGCTGTCGATGCCGTCAAGGAGAAGTTGAATGCGAGTAAGCAGGCTATTGAGCAAGCGGTTGCAGCCCTTCCTATTGCGCAGGAACTTGGCGACAGCGCAACTTCTGTTATGTCGCAGGCAGCTGTGAAGAAAGCTATCGAAAATGTAAAGGTCCC